CTGGGCTGCGAAGCCACCGGCATCGCGCAGTGGCTGTCGCCGCGCAACAGCACCCGCAAGCTCTATTCGACACTGCGTGTCGGCCGCGAGGCGTTGGTCAGGCGCTGGCCGATGGAACCGGTCTCACGCTGGCTAGAACGCTTACGCACACTGCCCGACGCAGTCCGCGAGCAGATGACGTTGGTGCTGTAAAACGTGGGGATACCTCAGCCACCGGTTCCTTTTGGCCGGCGCGCCAACCGCGCACCGGCCGTCACCCCGCTTGGCGTCTGGGTGACGGATTCCAAAATACAAAAGGAGTCCAGTATGTCTTACGACACCCATGAAGTATCTGCGTCTGCGTTGCGCCAAGTCGACCAGCATCTCGACCTGATCGCCAACACCCTCGCATGCAGCCATTCACCGTGGCTGCACTTGAAGGCACGTCTCGCACGTACAGGCAAGGCCATCCACGGCCTCACGTTTATCAACGGAGATGCAATCGCTGCTTTCAATGCATTGCCTGCGCAGGTGCGGCGATGAGCACGAGCAAACATTTCCGCGTCTGCACCGGCGTCACCCTCAGCTTCGAGATGATGCAAGGCTACGTGCTGGCCATGCTGCATTCCGATGCGCAGCCCGATCTACCGCCGGTCCTCATCGCCTGCGAAGCCGCCGGCTTTGAGGACATATTGCCGGGCAGCGATGCGCTAAGCGTCGTGCTGGGACGGCTGCATGCCTGCATGCGCGTGGACCCGGCAATCGAGGTCCTCACTTGGCTGCGCAAGCAAGCGCATCGCGCTGGAGAGGAACGATGAACCCGGCACACGCAGTCGCTCATCGAGAACACGCCGACACCGCGATCAGCAAAACAAGAGACCGTTTCCGACAGGTCTCCGACGGCTCCCGACAGTGTTCCGAAGACCACAAAAAAGGCACTTGGGCGCGCGTCCCAAGTGCCTGCCATCTATTGGTGGGCCCACCAGGATTCGAACCTGGAACCAAAGGATTATGAGTCCTCCAATTTGGTCAGTGTAATCAGCCACTTAGGGGAAATAATTTTCCCGCGACGTATGCGTGAAATCATTCTCGCTGTGCCGCCCCTACCTCCAATTTCCCGGTCGATTCCACTATTGAGTGCCACGTCCGTCTCCAGTGATCAGGCTTCATGCTGGCGCCATACGAGGCAAGCGGCCTTCCCTAAACTGCGAAGAATCTGCCTGTCGTTTCGAACCATCGCCAAGGGCCCGCTGAGGGGCCAACTAGCCAAGAAGAGGGGGACGCGCGACAATTGGTCAGCAAGTCGGTCAACAACAGGGGAAGTGCATGAAGACGAAGGAACAGCCACAGGATCGCGGGGTAAAGGGGACAGTCGAGATCGACATGAATATCGAGGAAGCGTCTGTTCCAACCTGTGGGATCATCCGACCAATTGCGGCTACCGATGGCTACTCTACGGGCCATTGGTCTGATGTGGGAGATATCTTGGCGGAGGCAATCGGCGCAGCCGGATACCACGCACGCCTCGTGAGTGACGCAGATTCTATTGCTGTCATCCATGGAACCATCGTCCAGAACATATTTGATGATCCCATAGTTGTGTGTGATGTGAGCTCTAGAAACCCAAACGTGATGTTTGAACTTGGAATGCGGTTAGCGTTCGATAAACCAGTGGTGATTGTGAAGGACGAGGAGACAAATTATTCCTTCGATACTGGGGTCATTGAGCATGTCCCATATCCGAAATCCCTTCATTACCGTGCCATCGGGGTATTCAAGGAAAAGCTGAGACAGAAGATTGTCAGTACCGCCGACAAAGCCAAAGACCCTGCATTCTCGCCCTTCTTGAAGCACTTCAGGCATATATCGCCCAGAAAGCTCCAGAACGAAGACGTTCCGTTCGGTGAGTTCATAGTCGAGAGACTTGACGCCATGGACGCAAGGCTGAATCGAATAGTCAGCCAGACGGCGTCGCCTTATAATTCCATTGATACCGAAAAGCGTAAGCTTTATACGTTCGACACTACCAAGGCCGACTTAGAGCATGCGGGTAGGCTAGCGACGTCATTAGATCCTATGGCTACCGTGTCGCATAGGAATGGTCAGCTATTGGTATTCACAAAGCCTTCCCCTGAATATAAAAGTCGCTTTCTTCACGGAATTAACCTATTGAAGAAAGGCGTGTCGTTGGAAGAGGCTGTGAAATCAATTCACACCCGCTTTGTGTCCTGGTCAAATGGCTTAGTGACAGATGACGGGTCTATTCTGGCTAGCGAGAGCCACCCACTGCCTAAGTAGTGCTCGTAACCAAGGATGCTTTGAGATAGGGGATTCATTGCAAGCAGGCGTTATGACAACGCCCCGCTTAGTAATTTTGCTAACTTCACAGGCCGTCTCGACATCTGAGACTTCTGCCCGCGAGAGTTCGCGTCATGTCGTCCCTCCCTCTACCCTATACCTATGCCCGCCCACTTGGGCCGGCCTGTATTGATCCTGCGCCTTTGCGGCTGCCGGTTAGCGCGCTTCGGATCCAGCTCGGCTTCCCCTCGCCTGCCGAGGACTTTCAGGATGACGAGCTCGATCTGAACCAGGTGCTGATCCGCAACCCGCCGGCCACATTCCTCTACCGCGCTGAGGGCTGGAGCATGCTTCTCGCCGGGGTCTGCGACGGCGACATCCTTGTGGTGGACCGCTCGGTGCGCCCGATCAACGGCGACATGGTGCTGGCCATCTGGGACGGCAATCAGCCAGTCTGCAAGATCCTGCAGGTCGCGTCTGACCACATCGAGCTGCACAGCAGCAGCCCGCACTGCGCGCCGATTGTCTTGGCGCCAGGGACGGAGGTGGAGGTGTTCGCCGTGGTTGGCGTCGTCCGACAGGTGACCCGCACCCACGCCCGCGCTGGCCGCTGATGTTTGCGCTGATCGACGGCAACAACTTCTACGCCAGCTGCGAGCGGGTGTTCCAGCCGGAGCTGCGTGGCAGGCCGCTGGTCGTGCTGAGCAACAACGATGGCTGCGCCATCGCGAGATCGGATGAGGCCAAAGCGCTCGGCGTGGCCATGGGGCAACCGATCCACAAGGTGCCCGCCCCGGTGCGCCGCCGGCTTGCGCTGCGCTCGGCGAACTTCGGGCTGTATGGCGACATTGCCTCGCGCATCGGCGTAATCCTGCGCCAGGCCGCGCCGCGCGTGGAGGTGTACTCGATCGACGAATCGTTCCTTGACCTCACCGGCATTCGCGATCGCCAGCAGCTGGCCACCGACCTACGCGAGCGCGTTCACCAATGGACGGGCATCCCCAACTGCATCGGCATCGCGCCGACAAAGACCCTGGCGAAGCTGGCCAACCGGGTCGCCAAGGACGCGGCACGTAAGCCCGGCAGCTATCCGGCCGGGCTGGCCGGCGTCTGTGACCTGGCGGCACTCAACCCAGGCGAGTTAGATGCGGTGCTCCGCGCGACCGCTGTCGGCGACCTGTGGGGCGTAGGGCGACGCTGGGGTGCTCGCCTGCAGGAACGCGGTGTAGCAACGGCAGCGGATCTGCGTGACGCGCCTGCAGACGACCTGCTGGCTGAGTTCGGGGTGGTGATGGCGCGCACTCAGCGCGAACTGCAGGGCCACGCCTGTTTGGAGCTCGAGGAGATCGAGCCCGATCGCCAGCAGATCATGGTCAGCCGATCGTTCGGGGTGTGGGTGACCGATCCGCAAGACATGGCCGATGCGCTGGCCACCTTCGCCATGCGCGCCACCGAGAAGCTGCGCATGCGTGGGCTAACCGCCTGCGCGATTGGGATCTTTGCCGAAACGGACTCATTCAAGCCGGGCACGCCGCAGCACAACCCATCGCGAACCGCCCCCCTTGCATCGGCGACATCTGACAGCCGGATCGTCCTGACGACAGTGCGACGCCTGTTTCAGGGCTTCATGCGCGAGGGCTTTTCCTACAAAAAGGCCGGCGTCTTCCTGGCCGACTTGGCTAAGCCGGAAGATTTGCAGGGCGACCTGTTCACGCCGGCGCGTGTCGGCGACGACAAGCTGATGAGCACCTTGGATGCGATCAATCGCCGCTTCGGGCGCGGCACTGCAGGCCTGGGCGCGAGCGGCTGGCAAGCCTCACCCGCCTGGGCATCGCGGCAGGATCTGCTGTCCGGCCGCTTCACCACCTCGCTGGCAGACCTGCCCCGCGCTACCTGCTAAAGCGATCGACAACAGGCCGGCCTCTCACCAAACGCGCTGGGATGGTCGTTTCATGAGAGGCGTGCCTGCATGCATCGGAGAGCGTGTGAGCGATGGCATGAGCAGTCTGGACAGTGGCAATGCGCGCATAAGCTGAATTTAGAAGTGACCATCGGGATTGGGTAATTCTGGTAACCACCTGCTTCCGGCCAGCCATTTAACTATAAATATCAATAACTTAAGAAGAATTATTGAAGGTAATAAAAGGGTAATTCGTAGGTAATCTGATTACCTTTCTATCGGGTAATCTTGCCCAGACAGAAAAGCCTTAAAAATCAATGACATTACTTTTTACAGAGCTGCGGATTACCTCAGATCACCTCAAAAGGTAATCATCTTTTCCCCATGCGAATCAGCCACATAGGACAGTTCCAAGCAGGCTAATTACCGATTACCTCTTCCCGCTGGTCACATCAAAAATTGCGGTCGGGGCAACCTGCGATGCCGAGCACCAGGGCCGTGCCAGCTGGGCACCTTTGGCGCAGGCTTTCGCAGGGAAAACAGTCCGCCGCAAACCGACGCCCGCACTAATGGAGCCGGGCCTCGAGTGCCCCCACAGGCATGCAGCGAAACAGCCCCATGAAGACCGCAGGCGTGGCGGGGCGACGATTGCGCGCGCTTTGACGAGCAACATGAACTGGGCGATATTCCGGATTCATCAGGGGGTGAAATATGCTTACGCAAATCTCAAAATTGAGCGGAACCGGACTCTTCCATAACGCCGGGCCTAGTCCTGAGTTAGCGAAAGTTACTTTTTTTTTTGGTGAGAATGGACGGGGGAAATCAACACTCTCAGCAATACTCAGAGCTTCAGCGGATAACGATGTAGCTGCCATTCGGAGACGCGCTACATTGGACAGCGCCGAGCCCCAAAGCGCTGTCTTGATTTTTACTGGAGTAGATGGAACGCCTCTCACCGTAAGTTTCGGGAACCAAGGCTGGGATAACCACGCAGCGGATATCTTAGTGTTCGACGCGGAGTTCGTGGCACGCAACGTCTATGCTGGCGCAGAAGTCACAGCCGAACACCGAGCCAAGCTACTCGATTTCGCAATCGGCGAAGGTTCTGTCGGTGCAAAAATTCGCCAGGAGAAAGCACAACGCGAACTGACGCAGAAGACTGCTGAGCAACGCCAGCAAACCAGCGTCATTTTGCTACAACATCAGGGGCTTAGCTTTTCCACCTACGTCGCATTAGCTGAAGTAGCCGATCCGGCAGCACAGCTAGCATCACTCAATGCAAAGCTCGATGCCGCTACGAATATTGAGGCAATTAGGAAAAAGCCAGCTGCCGTTGAGCCCGTGCTTCCAGCGTTCTCTATCGACGCGCTATTCGATATATTGGCCGAAAGCCTTCCATCACTCTCGGACACAGCAAATGCCCGCGTCAAAAAGCACATATCCGATCACGATGACATGGATTTTGCGAACTGGCTCAGCCATGGCCTTACGCATACGAGAAATGACACCTGTCCGTACTGCGAGACCTCGCTAAATGGCAATGCTCTCACGTCCGCATACGCCGCATACTTCAACGAGGCCTACCAAACACTTAGAGACAAATCCGCAAAATTAGAGAGCCAAGTCAATCACAAACTCAGAGATACGCTGTCAGCCGAATATTACCAACAAGTTGACACCGCAATAGCCGTACTTAATGGATGGAATGAGCAGGTAAAAGCTCGCCCTATCCAGTACGACGTTATGTCCGTTCAAAATAAAGTAGATGATTTAAAAAGCTTCATCCTGCCGCTCGTCAGATTCAAGGCTCAACGCCCCCTAGAGTCTATTGGAACAGCTGAACAGAGAGCCGAGGCGAAGAGACAATGGTCCTTTATTAATTTACAATTATCAGTGTCTGCTCAAATGGTGAAAGCGGCGAATTCTGATATAAAAAATTATAAAGACCAACTTAGTGCAGCCAGCGCGGATGGCTTTAAGCTACAGATTGCCAAGATCAAAGGGGCGGTGAATCGCCACTCGGCAAGCGGGATCGCAGCTTTAGCTATATACGATAATTTAACGGCAGAAATAAAAGCTCTTACCAAGGTGAGAGACGAAGCAAAAAATGAGTTAGCAACATCACTAACTACGACACTAGAAACCTATAAAAATTCGATAAACACATTACTGAATTTGTTCGGCACTAAGCTCAGCATTGAGCAACTAGGGATGAGTTTCCGCGGCGCGGGGGCGGCACCACGCAGCAACTACGTGTTAAAACTCAGAGAATCACCCATTCTTCTATCAGGCGACGAAGGAACAGCATTTGGGACAGCGTTGAGCGAAGGTGACAAGCGAGCACTCGCCTTCGCTTTTTTTATCGCAAAAGTCCAGAATGACCCCGGTTTGCCTTCAAAAATCGTCGTGATCGATGATCCAATGTGCAGTCTGGACAGAATGAGAAGAAGCCATACTATCCAAATTTTAAAAAAGCTAGCAGTCGAATGCAGGCAATTGATAATTTTGGCTCATGATGCCAGTTTTTTACAGTCGCTAGATGATTCCTTGGAACGGATACCTCAATTTAAGAAACCTAAAACAAGAACTTATGTGAAAATTACAACTGCACAAGGTGATTATTCCACATTCGGCTTATTAGACTTGGCCAAAGAATGTGCAAGCTTCTATCAGGATAACTTAAAAGCGATTGTGGGATTTCGCGATGCCAAGGAAGATTCGGACAAACAATTGGCAGCTCTCGCGCTTCGGGTTGCCGTAGAATCTTCTATTCACAGGCAATTTCCCAATGATGTAAAACGTGGCAAGATGCTAGGCGAATGCATTAATGAAATCGACAAGTCATCAGCCAATTCGCCATTGGCAGCTCTTAAAGCTTATGTTCCTAAGCTTCATGCCTTGAATGAATATGCAAAGCACTTCCATCACGCTGAGGGCGAACCGGCAATTGACCTGGCGTCGATCGACGAGGGCGAATTAAGAACAAACTGCAGACTAGCCCTTGAATTTATTTATCGATAAAATTCAGGAAACCTTACTGACCTGGTTTTTGCAAAATTCGGACTTGAAGAGCTGCATAAGCAGCTCTTTGCTATTGCGCAATGCGTTGTCGTGTCACAGCAGCGTAATTTTGATCCATCTCGATCCCGACCGCCTCGAATCCTTCCAGCTGCGCAGCCACCAACGTGGTTCCGCTGCCAGCAAACGGATCAAGCACGCGCCCACCCGCCTCGCAGATCCGCACCAGATGCCGCATCAATTCGGTGGGTTTACCAGTCAGGTGGTGCTTGTCGGCTTTGCGCACCGACGCACGGATCACACCCGGCAGCACAGGCGCACGGCGATCCAGCGGCATGTTGCCCTTGCTGCCCCAGACGATGTATTCGGCCTGGTTGCGGAAGCGGCCAAGTTGGGGCCGCACGCCTTCGGTTTTGTCCCAGACGGTGATGCCGCGCCAAGTGAAGCCGGCGATCTGTAGCGCGTCGGTGGTCAGCGGCAGCTGCCGCCAGTCGGTGAAGAGCAGCACCGGTGCGCCGTCCTTGAGCACACGCGCGCACTCGGACAACCACAGGTGCATCCACTTCAGGTGTGAGCGTTGGTCGCGCTCGTCGCCAACGAAGTCGGCGTGCAGTTGCGCGCCACCGCCCTGGACGTACTTCTGCGATGGCGGCTTGGCCCGTGCCGCAGCAGTGAGACCGCCGCTGGCATACGGCGGATCAGTGATCAGCGCGTCGAACGAGTTCGCGTCGAGCGTGGGCAGGATGGCCAGGGCGTCGCCCTGCAGGAGCTGATTTTTCATGGTGAGAGCCTTCTTGGATTCGCTCGCGGCGATCGGAGGTGAGGCTCTCGGCCTTCAGGTGATTGAGCGTGCCGCAACGCGGGCACTTAATCTGGATTTCATCGAATGCACCGGCCTTGCACAGCAGGCGGGCGCAGTCGCCACAACGGAGGTTCTTGAGCATTGAGCTGTCTTGCGTGGGGTTAAGGCTGTGGCGCCGCTGGCGGCGCGTAGGGGGTGAAGGCGATCACTTCATCGCCCACCCAGTCGTTGATCTTCAACATGCGCGCCTGCAGGGGTTCGAGCTCGTTGGCGGCCCAAACGGCAGCGGCCTCGCGGATCGAGCCGAAACCGCCGGCATTCTGCGGCACGATGCCCATGAGCTGCGGCGGGATCCGCAGCGCGGCCAGCATGTCGTCGCGGGTGATGCCTTTGATGCCGCTGAACTCGTCCTTGGCCGCCACTTCGCTGACCGGGATCAGCTTCAAGCCATCCTTGTTGCCGCCTGGCGAGTACAGGAACAGGTTGCGGAAGTTACCCGGCCCCTTGGCGCCCTTCATGGCGTTACGCAGCGCGTCCACATCTTCCTGGCTTTGCTGCGGGTCGGTCAGGTACAGGATGAAACCGGCGTGCGAGCCGTTGTTGTAGTACTTGCGGCGGAACAGCGTGGCCGACTCGTTGAGCAGCGCCGATTGCATCGCCGGCATCCACTCGGGCAGGCCGTAGAGTTCCTGATCGACATCGGCTTCGCGCAGCTGGAACACGCTACCCGGCTCGAACACGTGCTCATCGTGCCAGGTGCGCACTTGGAAGTACTCGCCCTCGGTGATGCCGCGCCGCACGTACTTGGACAGCGGCGCGGTCAGCGACAGCGCGCCGCCCAGCCGGTTGCGACGGCGCTCAAGGTAGCCATTGCCCAGCGTGATCCAGTCCAGCGACAGCTGCTCGAAGGCTTCGCGTGTCAGCAGCCGGTGCGGCTTGAAGGTCCGCGCCAGCATGTTGCGCTTGAAGATCAGACCGGACTGCAGGAACGGATTGCTGCGCGTAGTCTTGGACAGGCCGTCCAGCGCCACCGGCGGCTCGTACCAGCGCCCGTTCTGCCAGCACTCCAGATAGTCCAGCACGCCGCGCCCATCGAGCACCGGCGTCGGGTCGCCAAAAGTAAAGGCCTCGGCGCGTGCTGGCACGGCAGGCGCTGCAGGCGCGGTGGCGGGCAGCTGGTCGGTCAACATCAAGAGATCTCCATGAAGCCGGAGTTGCGCGCGGTGCGCCCTTCCAGCGGTTCGTTCTGCAGCGCGTGGAACAGTGCCCAAGCAAGGTCCGCGTGGCCGGTCTCTTCCGAGCGGCCAGCGGTGAAGGTGGATTGCCGGCCGCTGGCCGTCATGGTCTTGCGGATGGCCATCAACGACTGCGCCACGTCGGTCCAACCGGCGTCGAACTCCAGCCGGCCGTTGTGGATCACGTCGAACGCCTTGAGCACCAGGCGGGTCTTGACCTCGGGCGAGTAGCTGAAGGTGACCAGATTCGGGAAAAACTGCTTCACCAGCTGCGCCACGCCGCTGCCCATGCCGGTGGTGTCAATCCCGATGTAGGTCACCCAGTAGCGACGCGTGATGCGCTCGATCTCGGCGGCCTGCTTGGCAAAGTCCATGCCTCGGAACTGGATGCGCTCCAGCAGCCGGAACTTGCCGCCGGGCTGCTGCGGTGGCGCCAGCACGACCAGGCCAGCGGTGTCGCCCGTCTCGGCCGGGTCGTAGCCGATCCACACCGCGCGATCGCCGTAGGGACGCGCAGCGAACGGCTTGTAGTCCTGGCCCCACTCCACCCAGCTGTCGACCATGCACGGCTGCAGCATCGCCAGTGGGAAGATGCTGGCGCCGTCGTCGACGAACTCGCACATCAACAGGTTGGCGAAGGCGTCCGGGCTGTATTCCTCGCGCAGCTCGTCGATGTCGAACAGATCGCAACCACGGCGCTGTGCGTCGAGGATGTTGACGATCTGCCGCCAGGCGCGGTCCTGGCAGCGGCGACCACCGGCCAGCGCGTCATGCGAGACATCAATCTGAATCCGCTGCGCGGCCGGCTTGCCCTTGTTGCGGCGCTCGCCGGTCCAGAACGTGTAAGCCTCGTGGGCCATGCTCGATGGCGTGCTGAAGTAGGTCTTGCGCCACTTCTTGTGCATCGCCATGCCGCTAGCGACCTTGTTTAACTCGTTGAACCCATAGGTCCAGAAGAACTCGTCGAAGTAGAAATTGCCGTGGTAGCCCTGGGCGGTGCGCGCATTGGTGCCCAGAAAAAACAACTCGGCGCCGTTGGGGAACACGATGCTGTCGCCACCCGAAAGCGTCTCGTCGATCGTCTCGCGCACGAACTGCTGCATGTAGCCACGGAACAGGTGCGCCTGCGCCTTGGACGCGCTGAGGAAGATCTGATTGCGTCCGGTGGTGAGCGCATCGATCAGCGCCTCGCGGGCGAAGTAGAACGTGGCACCGATCTGGCGCGACTTGAGGATGACGCGGGTGCGCTCGTTGCTGGCCCGGTACCAATCGCGCTGATAGTCGAAGCAGCCGTCGATGAACGCCGTGGTCAGCTGCTCGACCTGCTCTTCGGTGAAGTCGTTGCGCTTGGGCTTCTTCTTCGGCGCGGCGTTGCGGTTGGCCACCGCTGGATTCAAGTCGGCTTCGTTGCCGCCGCCCTGGTAGCGCTGGATGCGCGCCTGGCGCTCCAGCTGCCGGTGCAGCAGATAAATTTCCTTGAAGTCGCCGCCGGATTTTTCTGGCTTCATGATCAGCACGACCAGGCGTGCTTCCAGTGCTCCGCCGATGCGCTCAACGTTATCTGCGCGATCCCACTCGTCACGCGACTTCCAGCTGTGTACAGTCTTCTCGTTCTCGCCGATGGCCTGCGCAATTTCGGTCACGCGCCATCCCATCCAGTACAGGAATTTCGCCTGTCTGCGGGTGTCCATCGGGAGCTGGGTGGCAACGCTTTGCATGCCGACCAGGGTGCGGCCCACCTCTTAATCCCGACAGTTGAACGACGCGTAATCGCCTGGTTTACAGGGTGATTGCGTTGCTGCGTTGTGCGTCGCGTTTGACCATAGGTCATCGCAAACGCATCCAGCGCAGAGGACACCCATGTCGGGCAAGGCCAAGAAATTCCGTTCCAACTGGTTCCGCGTGGCCGTCGAAGGCGCCACCACCGATGGCCGCACGATTCAGCGCAGCTGGATCGACGACATGGCCACCACCTACAACCGCGAGACCTACAACGCCCGCATCTGGATCGAGCACATGCGCAGCCTGCTGCCGGACTCGCCGTTCCGCGCGTATGGCGATGTCACTGCGGTCAAGGCGGAAGAGGTCGAGATCGACGGCACCAAGCGTCTGGCGCTGTTCGCACAGATCGAGCCGACCGCCGACCTGATCACCATCAACAAGTCCAAGCAGAAGCTCTACACCAGCATCGAGGTGCAAGAGAAGTTCGCCAACACCGGCAAGGCGTATCTGGTTGGCCTGGCGGTCACTGATTCGCCGGCCAGCCTGGGCACCTCCATGCTCAGCTTCGCCAGCCAGAACCCGGATGCCAACCCGCTGGCCGATCGCAAGCAATCGCCCGGCAACCTGTTCACCGTCGCCGAGGAGACCGCGCTGGAATTCAGCGAAGTCAGCGAAGGGCCGGTCGCCAGTCTGTTGAGCCGGATCCGCACCGCGCTCAAGAGCGAAGACGCCACCGCCATCACCGCCGAGCAGTTCGCAGACCTGGGCGAAGGCATCGAACAGATCGCCGAGCACGTGCGCGGCCAGGACGAACGCTTCAACCGCCTACAGTCCGAACACGCCGAGCAGAAGTCCCAGCACGAACAGCTGGCAAACGATCTGGCGCAGCTGCGCGCCTCGCTCTCACAGCAGCCCGATCCGGCTCAGCCCGCACGCCCGGTGGTCACCGGCGGCGGCGCGGCCGTGCTGACCGACTGCTGATCCCACACCACACACACGCCGCAGCGCCACACCTTTCGGAGCCACCATGCAAAACGCCACCCGCCTGCAGTTCAACCAGTTCGCCGATCAGATCGCTAAGCTCAACGGCATCGCCTCTGCCTTCCATTCCTTCGCTGTCGATCCGACCGTGCAGCAGAAGCTGGAAACGCGCATGCAGGAATCGAGCGAGTTCCTGTCCAAGATCAACATCATCCCGGTAGACGAATTGTCCGGCCAGAAGGTGGGCATCGGCGTCACCGGCAGCATCGCCAGCCGAACCGACACCGGCGCCGGCAAGACCCGCATCCCGCGCAATGTCGCCGCGCTCGACAAGAACGAATACGTCGCCAAGAAGACCGACTTCGACACCGCCATCCCGTATGCGCTGCTCGATACCTGGGCCAAGTTCCCCGACTTCCAGGCGCGCCTGCGCGATGCCATCGTCAAGCGTCAGGCACTGGACCGTCTGCAGATCGGCTTTAACGGCACGCATGCCGCTGCTGACACCGACCGCGCTGCGTTCCCGCTGCTGCAAGACGTCAACATCGGTTGGCTGCAGCAGTACCGCACCAACGCCGCTCAGCGCGTACTGGCGAGCGGCAAAGCGGCAGGCAAGGTCGTTATCGGCGGCGCCGGTGCCGATTACGGCAACCTCGATGCGTTGGTGTACGACGTGGTGAGCAACCTGCTGGACCCATGGCACCGCAAGGATCCGAGCCTGGTGGTGGTGCTCGGCCGCGACCTCATGCACGACAAGTATTTCCCGATGGTCAACAAGGACCAGCCGGCGAGCGAGAAGATCGCCACCGACTTGATCTTGAGCCAGCGCCGCGTCGGCGGCCTGCAGGTGGCCGAGGTGCCGTACCTGCCGGACGGCGCGTTGATGGTCACCTCGCTGGCGAACCTGTCGATCTACTACCAGACCGGCGGCCGTCGCCGTTACATCCAGGAAGTGCCCGCGCGCGATCGCATCGAGAACTACGAGTCCTCCAACGATGCGTACGTGGTCGAAGACTACGGCCTGGGCTGCGTGGTCGAGCACATCGAGATCGAGGCCTAAGCCATGGCCGACAGTCCCGCCAAACGTCACCACAGCCGCGTGCTCGCCGAGCTGGAAGCGGCCCAGCGCGCCCCGCACCAGCTGATGGCCGGTGCAACGGCCTACGAGCAGCATATGGCGCAGCTGCAAAGCGATCGCCTGCGGCTGAAGCAGATCCAGTCCACCCAAGGCAAGGCTGCGCTCAAGGTGCAGCTGCTGCCGACCTACGTGCCGTATCTGGCCGGCGTGCTTGCCGGTGGTCAGGGCGCGCAGGACGAGGTCGTCATGACGTGCATGGTGTGGCGCATTGATGCCGGCGACTATGCCGGCGCGCTGGACCTGGGCGCCTATGTGCTCAAGCACAACCTGCAGATGCCCGACCGCTTCTCCCGCACGGTGGGTTGCGTGCTGGCCGAAGAGATCGCCGAGGCGGCCTTGTCGGCGCAGAAGACCGGCCAGGCCTTCGATGCGGCCGTGCTGGCCGACACCGCCACGCTGACCGCTGAGCAGGACATGCCCGATGAGGTGCGCGCCAAGCTGCACCTGGCGCTGGCACGCGCATCGCTGGCTGGCATCACCGACGAGACGCCCGCCGACCAGGCGCGGCCCATCGTGGCCGCCGCAGTGGCCGACCTGCAGCGCGCCATCGCGCTGCACGGCAGCTGCGGCGGCAAGAAGGATCTGGAGCGCGCCGAGCGCCTCTTGAAAAAGTTCAGCGCTGAGCCTGCGGGCACCAGCGCATAACCGAGCGTCCCCGCAACCCTCGCCGGCTCGGGGCCAATCCACAGCACTTCTTCGCTGCGGTGACGCCCCGACCACCGGCGATCTCTTCCGAGCCATCCATGAGCGGATTCACTGCCACCGGCACCACCAGCGCCACGCCTGATGCGATCGCCAATGCGCCGTTTTGGCCGGCGATCGTACCGGCCGATGTGCGGGCGAGCATGCGCTTGGATGGCACCGTGACCGATGCGCGTCTGCGCCACGCCATCGTCGCCGCCATATTGGCGGTCAACGATGAGCTGCAGACCTGGTCGCAGACGCAACAGGCGGCTGGCTACGCGGCGCTGACTGACGTGCCCAGCACTACCGTCGATGGCGTCTCGCGGCGCGTGCAGCTGTATCTGCGTGCGGTGGCGTGCGCCACCGCCGTCGAGGTGGCAGAGCGCTACCGCAGCTTCGATGCCACCGACAGCGCCAACCAGCGCGCTGACGACTTGTCGCCCAGCATTACCGAGTTGCGCCGCGACCAGCGCTGGGCCGTGCGCGATCTACAGGACAAACCGCGCAGCACGGTGGAACTCATCTGATGCGCGTGCATACCATGCAAGGCGACACCGTCGACCTGCTGTGCTGGCGCCACCTGGGCAGCACGGCCGGCCTGGTCGAGCGCACCTATCTCCTCAATCCCGGCCTGGCCGAGCTGGGCGCCGTGCTGCCGCATGGCACGCCGGTGGAGTTGCCCGAGGTAACCACCACCACAGCGGCAATGACGCCGCTTGTGCAGCTATGGGACTGATCTGATGACCGAACCCACCTCCGTATCGAGCGGCTTTTTGATCGCCACCGGTGTGGGCCTTGCCTCCGTGCTGCCTGGCATCGATGGCGATGCCCTGATCGGCGCCTTCGCCGGCGGCGCGCTGTTCGTGGTGTCCGCCGCCAAGCAACCGCTGCTGGCGCGGCTGATCTATTTCCCGGTGAGCGTGATCGCCGGCTACCAGCTGGCGCCGGAAATCCTGCGCTGGTTGCCGATCAAGTCCAGTGGCGTGGCCGCCTTCGCCAGCGCGGCGTGCGCCATCACCGTCACGCTGGGCTTGATCGAAAAGAGCAAGTCCTTCGACTTTTCCTTCCTACGTCGTGGAGGTCCGCCCAGTGCATAGCCTGGTCACCGTCCTGACGTTGATGGCCTCGCTCGCCATCTGCGTCCGCCTGCTTACCTACCACCGGCCCGTCGATGCGCGACATCGACGCGGCGCGGGCTGGTGCGCGTGGCTGCTGATCGCCAGCACCGGCGGCCAGGCGCTGCACATCCTGCTGGCCGGCGCCGGCTCGCAAGTCAGTCTCTGGCACCTGGGCACGTTGCTCGTGCTGGCGGTGCTCACCTACCGCGCCCAGGGCAATGTGGCGCGCATCCTGAAGGTCGATTGATGTTCACCGATACCCAGCTCGCCTCAATCATGCAGTGCTCGGCCCAACGCGCACAGCGCTGGCACGGCCCACTGCTCGCCGCCGCCAACCGCTTCGGCATCACCACCAAGCGTCGCGCCGCGCATTGGCTCGGCCAGGTCGGCCACGAAAGCCTGAGCCTGTCGCGCATGGAAGAAGGGCTGACCTACACCACCAGCGCACGGCTGTTGGAAGTGTTCGGCGCACGCATCACGCCGGCACAGGCACCCAAGTTCCTGCGCAATCCGGTGGGCCTGGCCAACTTCGTCTACGCCGACCGCCTGGGCAACGGCAACGAAGCCAGCGGCGATGGCTATCGCCACCGGGGCCGTGGTCCGATGCAACACACCTTCCGGGGCAACTACCGCCGTATCGGTGTGCTGATCGGCTTGCCGGTCGAAGAGCAGCCCGACCTGCTGCTGCAGATCGAGCCAAGCGCACTGGGTGCGGCGGCTTACTGGCAAGACAACGGGCTGAATGTCCTGGCCGATGCCGGCGATGTGCTGGGCCTGGGCCGCAAGATCAACCTGGGCAACGTGCGCGCCAAGCGCTTGCCCGAAGGCCACAGCGATCGCGTCACGCGCACGCAGCGCGCCCTGCAGATGCTGGGCGTGAGCTGATGGTCACGCGCCTGATCATCTTGCTGGCGCTGATTGCGGTGCTCGTCGGTGGCTGCGTGTGGCAGGAGCGGCGCGTCAGCGCCGCGCAGGCAGACCGCGATGCCGCGCTGCAGGCCAAGCGCCGGGCCGAGGCGGAACGCGACAGCGCCAAAGGCTCCACCACCGTCGTGACGCAGTACGTCGACCGCGTGCAGATCGTGCGCGAAACCGGCGCCACCATCACCCGCGAGATCCCGATCTATGTCACCCAGAAAGCCGATGCTGCTTGCGCTATCCCTGCTGGCTTTGTGCGGCTGCATGACGCCGCCGCCACGGGCCACCCTGCCGGGCCGCCCGCCGGAGATCCTGATGCGCCGGCCGCCGGCATTACGCTCTCTGGCATTGCCGGTACCGTCTCCGACAACTACACCAGCTGCCATGCCACCGCCGCGCAGCTGAGCGCGCTGCAGGACTGGATTGACCTGCACGCACCGGAGCCGGCGCCGTGATCAAGCCTGCCAGCCTGCGCGCGCATCTCGTGGCCGTACTGCCGGACCTGGCACGTGATGCCGACCGGCTGCTGGTGTTCATCGACGCCGGCAGCCTGGTCAGCACGTTCCAGCCCGGGCTGTCGTTCGAGTACCAGTACACGCTCAACCTGATCCTGACCGACTACGCCGGCCACCCCGACAGCGTGATGCTGCCGCTGCTGGAATGGGTACAGGTCAATCAATCCGAGTTGCTGTCCAACCCGGCGCGCCGTGGCGAGATTGCCTTCGAAGCCGACATCCTCGCCAACGATGCCGTGGATCTATCGATCAAGTTGCCGCTGACCGAGCGTGTCGTGGTCACCGCGAAGGACGGCGGCGGCTACGACATAGTCCATGCGCCCGAACCCGTGATCGATCCATGGATGAGCTGACCGCGCTGGAGAGCTGGGCAGCGCCGCTGCTGGCGCGCCTTCAGCCGGGCGAACGCCGCACGTTGGCGAGCAAGATCGGCACCGAGCTTAGGCGCTCGCAGAGCCAGCGCATCGGCAAGCAGCAGGCGCCCGATGGCTCGCCTTACGCACCGCGCAAGCAGCAGTTGCGGCAGAAGTCTGGACGCGTCAAACGCGCGAAGATGTTTGCCAAGCTGCGGCAAGCAAAGTATTTCAAGGTCAGCGCCAGTCCTAACGCTGTGAGCGTAGGGTTTGTGGGTCGTGTGTCGCGCATTGCGCGCACGCATCAAGAGGGTCTGACCGAGCAAGTGAGGCCTGGTGGTCCAAGGGCACGTTATGAGAAACGCGTCCTGCTCGGCCTTTCCGCTGAAGATCGGCAAATCGTACGCGATCAACTCCTGAATCACTTAGGTGAGTGAAGCAGCCAAGTCAGAAGCATGACAGTCCGAGCGAGTTACGCGAGCAAAGATGACCATACGCACATTAGAAGCGTCGGGTTTTTGACGCGGGATTGGAATGCGGGTACGTTGACCTTGGGGAAGCAACGGAATGCTGCAGCGACCCGGGGCTTTCCCATCCCCCGAAATCATGGAGTGATTTATGAAGCGTTTCTTTCATGGCAAGTCAGTAAGGGTGCTCCCCGAACTTCGCTACGCGTGTGCAGCTGTCGCAATCTCAGCAGCACTGACTATTGGCTCACCGGTGCTGGCAAGCCCTGCCCCCCCTAGCATTGCAAGCCTGACCATTCAGCAGAAGGCAGACCTCAGTAAGATGCTGACGGCTGAACTTCAGCAAGTCGTCAACAAGCAAAAAAGGCTCCCAGGACAGAAAGTACAGCCGATTACTGTCCGGCTTGATAGCCAGACGTCAACCGTGATGATCGAGATGGGCCGCGACTTCATTCCGAAAGGCGACAAATACATCTCTGGAGACGTGGAAGAACAACTCCACCAACTCGAAGTGGTGGCGTACCAACTCTTGAGCGACTCGTTTGTTGTCGAAGGGACTACCTTCACATTCGGCGGAGTGCCAGGGGACAAATTATTCGCCCCCACCGAATGGAAACCTAAACACCTTAGAAACAAAACAACTGTGAATCCTTCTGCTGATGCGGACAGCCCAGTAGTTGTTTCTGCAGGACATGGGCGAACTAAGGTAACCGGTGGTTGGGGATGGCAGCGACCAGCAATGAACGGGTGGCATGAGGATGTCGACAATCCAACGCTAGCATCGAAACTCGCGGAATTTCTTCGTACAAGATCTGACGAAACGATAACATTTCCTCGATCCACATCCTCAACCATTGAGGGGCAGACAAAACTTCCATGGTGGCAGCTTGCTGCCAAATACCACTTGGCGCGAATTTTACCGACAGAAACAGACATCTGGAATAGTGCCTCTGTGACCACAGAAAAGGATAAAGATATTCTTTCTCGGCCAAAATATGCCCGCCATCTCAATGCAAAAGCAATTATAAGTTTGCACACTGATGCAGCAGATGACACAACAGTGAGAGGCACCAGAATTCTCTACCAAACAGGCAGCACACCGAGTCAAGAGCTGGCAGCAGCGATATCCTGCTCAATGAAAGAAATAATCAACGCTACCCCGGGGTACGAAACCTGGCGAGTAAACACTCCAACAGCAGGAAACTACGGAGAGAACAGAGAAGCTGTTGAGGTCCCAGCAAATATAATTGAAGTTGGCTTTCATTCAAACCCACAAGATGCCGCAGCCTTTAGAGACACTGCGTTCCAAGAAGCAGCAATGAAGGGAATTGAGAAGGGCTACAGAGTCAACAGAGACGGTAAAACTTGCGTCCCTCAGAAAATCACATCTGTCCCCAAAGCGGTCGCAAATTTGAATGGGCCGAAGATCAATGTTCCCATTACTTTTGTTGGAAACCCGCAGTTTCCTGTTAAGCGGACTCGAAAAGTCACCAACTGCCCTGCTGGGTGGGGTTGTCCGGACGATATTTTCGTCTATGAACAAGAGCAGACAACTCCATTCAACACCACATGGTGGTGCAATGGCCCCACAGATACCAAGACTCAGATCGTTGATATCTTGGTAACACTAGAAGATGCTGATGGCGTAAAAAGCGAATTCAAAACAAATTTCACCTGCAAGGCAGCTTGATTCTGTACCTACTTGGCCTACAAGGAAAAAGGCTAGGTAGCTCAGGTCCACGCGCGAAGAATGTAGCTTCGCACGTGGACCTCCTATGGCTTCTTTTACTGCTGTCGATCTTTCGAAACTCCAAGCTCCAGACCTCATAGAGGCGCTGGACTTCGAGGCGATCTTCGTAGAGGCACTCGCCCAGTTTCGCCGGCTGCTGCCGGAATTTTCGGCGCTCACCGAAGCCGATCCGGTCTACAAGATCCTGCAACTGTTCGCAGCCCGCGAGCTGCTGATCCGCCAGCGCGCCAATGACAAGGCGCAGCAGACGATGCTGGCCTTCGCCACCGGTACCAACCTCGATCACCTTGGCGCGCTGTTCGGCGTTGCGCGTCTGGTGCTAGATCCGGGCCAACCGGAGAACGGCGTTGCACCGACCTACGAGTCGGACGTGGACTTTCGCCGCCGGATCCAGCTGGCGCCGGAGGGCTTTAGTGTCGCCGGCCCCGAGGGCGCCTACATCTATCACGCGCTCAGCGCAGCGGCCGATGTCATGGATGCCAGCGCCACCAGCCCTGCGCCTGGCCAAGTCCTGGTCACGGTCCAATCGCGCACCGGCGATGGCACGGCTCCCCAGGCGTTGCTGGACGAGGTCGCGGCAATTCTTACCAACGACGACGTGCGCCCGCTGACGGACAACGTCACGGTCCAGAGCGCCCAGATCATCCCGTACGCCATCCGTGGGCGCGTCTACACATACGCGGGCCCAGACTCGGCGGTGGTCATGCGCGAGGCAATGCGCAGCCTGCAGGCGTATCTGGACGAAGCTCACCGCATCGGCCGTGACGTGCCCGAGTCAGCGATCAAGGCCAAGTTGTTCGCCGATGGCGTGCAGCGTATTGAACTAGACACACCTGCAGCCGACATCCGGATCAGCCGCACGCAGGCTGCCTACTGCACCTCGATCAACATCGTGCACGCCGGCATCGATGAGTAGCTCCCCGCTGCCACCCAACGCTACGCCGATGGAGCGCGCCCTAGCGGCCGTCACCGAGCGCCTGGAAACAATTCCATTGCCGTACCCGGACCTCTGGAACCCAGATACATGCCCCGCCGGCCATCTGCCATGGCTGGCCTGGACGCTATCGGTGGATGACTGGAAGGCCGACTGGAGCGATGCGGTCAAGCGCTCGCGCCTGCGTAGCGCCATGGCGATCCAGCGTCGCAAGGGCACCGCCAATAGCGTCCGCATGGTGGTGGCCTCGTTCGGGGGTGCGGTGACCATCCGCGAGTGGTGGCAGCAGCAGCCACGCGGCCAACCGCACACCTTCGAGCTGACGCTCACGCTCAACGGATCCGATGGGCGGGCTGCGAGTGCTCGGTTTGTCGATGAGGTCATCGCCGAGGTTGAGCGCACCAAGCCCGTTCGCTCGCACTTCGGCTTCGTACAGGGTCTGCAAGCAACCGGCAATGTCTCGCTGGTTACTGGTATTCGCATCATCAATTACCGCCGTTTGTCGATGACGGCGCAGGGATAAACCATGGCACTGCAATTGGTCCTCACCACCGCTGGTCGCGCGGCGCTGATCAACGCCGAGAAGAACGGCACCAACGCCGTCAAGGTGACCAGCATCGGCTTCACTGCGACAGCTTTCGCCGCAACAGAAGACCTGAAGAGCGTCCCAGGTCAGCAGTTGGCGCTCTCCAGCATCTCGGGCGGCACGACGTCGTCCACCACCATCCACGTCACCGTTAACGACACCAGCCGGGCGACCTATGAGGTACGCGGGTTTGGGTTGTACCTGGAAAACGGCACGCTGCTGGGCAGCTACTCCCAGCCGGATCTGATCATGGAGAAGGCCGCCGCGTCCGACCTGCTCATGTCTGCCGACATCCTGTTTTCCGGCGTTACCGTGTCTTCGGTGACGTTCGGCAATGCCAACTTCACCAACCCGGCCGCGACCACCGAGAAGGAAGGCATTGTCGAACTTGCCACGCGCATAGAAGCGATTGCAGGTGTAGACCCACAACGAGCCGTCACACCGGACGCATTGAAAGCCGCTATCGATAGCCGCAGTGGCCGTGCGAGGTTCGAAGCATCTGGCAACTTTGTTGTGCCGGCAGGCGTGACTGCGATCTACGTCAGCGCTTGCGCCGGAGGCGGTGGTGGTGGCGGCGGTGGAACCCGTGCCGAGAAGTCGAATGGGTCCGGGACGTACACAGCGACTGGCGGCGGTGGTGGCGGCGCTGGACAGTCGATTCAGCGAGTGCGCTTTGCAGTCACGCCAGGGAGCACGCTTCCGATTGTCATCGGTGCCGGCGGAGCAGTTGGCGCAGGCTCGCGCACAGACGGCGCCTCTGGCGCTGCCGGCGGCGCTGGCGGCGCCACGGTCATAGGCGGCCTGGTGTCATTGTCTGGAGGCCAGGGCGGCGGCGGTGGGTTCACCGGCGCCAACCAGGTGGGAGGCGCTGCCGGCGGAGATGGCTACCCGGCCGGCGGTGACTCGGCATCTATTGCTGCAGTTTCTCCCTACGGCCCAGCAGGAACCGGAGGCTCGTGCCCCTTCGGCGGCGGCGGGCCTGGCGGCCGCAGTGCAGGCGACACCACGTCAGCCAGCCGCAGGGGCTTCGGCTTTGGCGCTGGCGGCGGCGGTGGCGGTGGCGTCTCCAACGGTGCCGGTGTAAATACGTTCGGCAAGGATGGGGCCACCGGGTGCCCCGGCTTCGCTTTCATTGAGTGGTGTTGAGATGACGATTGGACGTTACGCGATGATCCAGACCGGGACCGACGTGGTAGTCAACATCATCGTTTCCGATAGCGCCTTCACCATTGACGGCTTCGAGTTCCGCGCACTCCAAGACAAGACCGTGTGCGAGCCTGGCATGTACTTCAACCGCGGCGACGGGCTGTACTACTTTGACGCGCAGTTCACCCAGCGCGAAGTCATAGCGCCTGAGCCGCCTGCGAATTTGTAGCACCGGTGCGCTGCGTAGATCACGCAGCTACAGCGCAACTGCGGTGTCATCCTGCTCGCGCGCGACGACCATGACTGCATGGGCAACGAATCCTCCGCACTCAGTAATGCCATTCGCCTCGGCACTGTCGCCGAGGTGAATCTCGCCACCGCGCGATGCCGCGTACAGGTCGGCGAGATGCTGACCGACTATCTGCCCTGGGTAGTCACTCTGGCCGGCACCACCATCATCTGGTCGGCGCCGGCGATCGGTGAACAAGTCGTGGTGCTGTCGCCGGCCGGCGACCTGGCCGATGGCCTGGTGCTACGCGGCCTCTACTCCGACCAATTTGCAGCGCCTGCCGCATCCGACACGCTGCATGTGCTGCGCTTTGCCGATGGCGCGCAAATCCACTACGACACCGAGGCACATGCGCTGCAGGCGACACTGCCCAGCGGCGGCACTGCAACCATCACCGCCGATGGCGGCATCACGCTCAACGGGCCGTTGACCGTCAACGGCGAGACAACGCTCAACGGCGACACCAAGATCGCCGGTACCGCGACTGCGACCACCGATGTCATCGGCGGCGGGATCAGCCTCAAGAACCACAAGACCACCGGCGTGACGGCCGGCAGCGCACTCAGCGGTGGTCCGCAGTGATCGGCGTCGATGCCGCCACCGGCCGTGTGATCGAGGGCGAGCAGCACCTGGCCCAATCGATCGTCTGCATCCTCACCACGCCCATCGGCACGCGCGAGCAGCGCCGCGACTTCGGCTCGTTGCTGCCCGAGCTGATCGACCAGCCATCCAACGGGGCCACCCGCACGCTGCTCTACGGCGCTACCGCCACCGCGTTGATGCGCTGGGAGCCGCGCCTGCGCCTGACCCGTATCGACCTGGTCATCGGCGATACGCCTGGCAGCTTCGTGCTGACCATCGAAGGCGAACGCACCGACGTTGCTCCCGCTAATGCGCGCTTGCGCATGACCATCCCGCTCCGCTTCCGCTCGTTCTGATCGAGGAACCTATGTCCACTGCCTACCACCACGGCGTCCGCGTCATCGAAATCAGCGCAGGTGCGCGCGTCCTCCGCACCGTTTCCACCGCTATTGTCGGCCTGGTCGCTACGGCGTCCGATGCGGACGAGAAGGTCTTTCCGCTCAACAAGGCCGTACTGCTCACCAATGTGCTCGGTGCCATCGCCAGTGCCGGCACCAAGGGCACCTTGCGCGACACCCTGCAGGGCATCGCCGACCAGACCAATCCGGTGACCGTGGTCGTGCGTGTGGCTGAGGACGAAGACGAGGCCAAGACATCGTCCAACGTCATCGGCAAGGCCGAGTCCAGCGGCTACACCGGCCTGTATGCACTGCTCGCAGCGCAAGCACAGCTGGGCGTGCGTCCGCGCATCCTGGGTGCGCCTGGGCTGGACACGCTGCCCGTCGCCAAGGCGCTGGCGACCATCGCCAAGAAGCTGCGCGCCATGGCCTATGTGCGGCCAGTTGCCGAGACCGTGGCCGATGCCATCACCTACCGAGGGCAGTTCGGCGATCGCGAACTGATGCTGATCTGGCCGGACTTCCTGGCCTTCGACACCGCCACCAGCACCACGACAGCGGCATATGCCACTGCACGTGCACTCGGCCTGCGCGCCAAGATCGACACCGAACAGGGCTGGCACAAGAGCCTGTCCAACGTGCCGGTGGCCGGCGTCACCGGCATTTCCAAGGACGTGCACTGGGATCTGCAGGATCCGGCCACCGATGCGGGTGTGCTCAACGAGGGCGACATCAGCACGTTGGTCAACTTCAACGGGCAACGCTTCTGGGGGTCGCGCACGTGCGCGGAGGACAACATGTTCGCTTTCGAGACGGCCACGCGTACCGGGCAGGTCCTGGCAGACACCATCGCCGAGGGCGTGGCGTTCTACGTCGACAAGCCGATGCATCCCTCGCTGGTCAAAGACATCGTCGAAGACATCAACGCCAAGTTCCGCGACCTGAAGGCGTCCGGCTACCTGATCGATGCCACCGCCTGGTTTGACGGCACCGTCAACAGCGCCACGACGCTGGCAGATGGCGCGCTGCGCATCGACTACGACTACACGCCTGTACCGCCGCTGGAGAACCTGCAGCTGTACCAGAAGATCACCACCAGCTACCTGGCCGACTTTGCCGAACGCGTCAACGCGTAACGCATCCGCCTTTGATTCCCGGAGAAACCCATGGCTTTGCCCAAGAAACTCAAAGCGCTCAACCTGTTCAACAACGGTGAGAGCTATCTCGGCCAGGTGGTCGAAGTGAAGCTACCAACGCTGTCCCGCAAGATGGAGGAATATCGCGGTGGCGGCATGAATGGCCCGGTCGACATCGACTTCGGCCAGGAGAAGATCGAGCTCGAATGGAAGTGCGGCGGCATGATGCGCAGCGTGCTGAATCAGTACGGCGCCACCACGCATAACGCCGTGCAGCTGCGCTTTGCCGGCGCATACCAGCGCGACGACAGCGGCGCGGTGGATTCCGTCGAGTTTGTGGTGCGCGGCCGCCACAAAGAGATTGATCCGGGTACCGGCAAGTCTGGCGGCGACACCGAGTTTTCCGTCAAGACCTCCGCCAGCTATTACAAGCTAATGATCAATGGCTCCACCGTGATCGAGATCGATCTGATGAACATGATCGAGATCGTCAACGGTGTGGATCTGCTTGCGCCTCACCGCCGCGCCATCGGCGCCTGACCCTTCCGGCCTGGCGCCGCCAGGCCTCAGCCTTGAGACCTTCCGATGACCCCGACCTTTTCCCCAGCCATTCCCCTCGACCAGCCGATCGTGCGTGGCGAGCAGACCATCACCGACATCAAGGTGCGCAAGCCTGGCGCCGGCGAACTGCGCGGCCTCAAGCTCACCGACGTGCTGCAGCTGGACGTCACTGCGCTGGCGACGCTGCTGCCGCGCATCTCTTCGCCCACGCTGACCACCGCCGACGTCAATGCGATGGATCCGGCCGACCTGCTGGCGGTAGGCCAGGACGTGCAGGTTTTTTTCTTGCCGAAGGCACAGAGGGAAGCGGATTTCCCGACTGCGTAGAGGATGCGATGGCCGACATCGCGGCCATCTTCCACTGGCCGCCGTCTGAAATGGACGGCTGGTCGCTGCACGAACTCACGGCGTGGCGCGAGCGTGCCCGCCTGCGAAGCGGAGCCGAGTGATGCCCTACCCCACGAACGAGGCCGCCTAAATGGCGGCCTCCGACAATCTGCGCCTGCAGGTCATCCTGGCCGCTGTCGATCGCGCCACCGGCCCGTTCCGCCGCGTGCTCAATGGCAGCCGTGGCGTTGCTACCGCACTACGCAACCAGCGCGACGCGCTGCGTCAACTCAACAGCCAGCACCGCGACATCGGCGCGTATCGCGAACAGGTCGCGCTGGCGCAGCGCGCCAAGGCTGCACTCGATGCGCAGCGGCAGTCGGTGCGCACGCTCGCCCAGCAGATCAAGGCCACCGGCACGCCCACCGCAGCCATGAATGCCGAGTTCGAGCGCGCCGTGCGTACCGCACGCGAACTCAAGACCGCTCACGGCACGCAGGAGGCCGGCCTGCAGCGCCTGCGTGGCCGCCTGGAAACGGCCGGAATCAGCACCCGCGAGCTGGTCACGCACGAGCGCCGCCTGCGCAGCGAGATCGACAGCACCAACACCGCCATGCGCGCCCAGCAGCAGCGCCTGGTGGCGATCGACACTGCCCAGCGTCGCACCGCCCGCATCCAGAGCGCCGGCCTGCACGCGAGTGCCTACGGCGCGGGCATGGCCTTCGCCGGCCAGCGTGCACTGGGCGCTTCGGTACTACCGATCAGCGATGCGATGGAGTTTGAGTCGGCCATGGCCGACGTGCGCAAGGTTGTGGACTTCAAGACGCCGCAGCAGTTCCTGCAGATGGGCCGCGATGTCGAAAACCTCTCCATGCGCCTGCCGATGCTGCCGGCCGAGATTGCCAAGATTGTGGCGGCCGCCGGTCAGGCCGCCATCCCACGCAAGGAGCTGGTTCTCTTCGCTGAGGACGCGGCCAAGATGGGCGTGGCATTCGACAGCAGCGCCGAGGAAGCCGGCCAGACCATGGCGACCTGGCGCACGGCGTTCCGCATGGGCCAGGCGGAAGTGGTCGTGCTGGCCGACAAGATCAACTACCTCGGCAACACCGGCCCTGCCAGCGTCAACAAGATCAGCGCGGTGGTGAATCGCATTGGTGCCTTGGGCGAAGTCGCCGGCCTGCAGAGCGGGCCACTGGCCGCGCTGGGCGCCACCGTCGCTGGCATGGGCATCGAGTCGGAAGTCTCGGCCACCGGCATCAAGAACATGCTGCTCACCCTGGCCTCGGGCGAGTCGGCCACCAAGAGCCAGCGCGAGGCCTTCGACAAGCTGGGCATCAAGGCCAAGACCATGGCCCTGCTCATGCAGAAGGACGCAGGCGGGGCGATCATGTCGGTGCTGCAGAAGCTGCGCGCACTGCCCAAGGCCGAGCAGGCCGCGACCATGACGCAGTTGTTCGGGCGCGAGTCGATCGGTGCAATCGCGCCGCTGCTGACCAATCTGGAGCTGCTACAGGGCAACTTCGCCAAGGTGGCCGACGCGCAGCGCTACGGCGGCTCAATGTCGGCCGAGTACGCATCGCGGGTGGCCACCTCGGCCAACTCGCTGCAGCTGCTGAAAAACACCGCCGTGGTGGTGTCGCAATCGATCGGCCAGGCGCTGCTGCCGCAGTTCAAGGAACTGACCGAGCGCACGGCTGCTGTGGTCGGCCAGGTCACGACGTGGATCCGCGCTAATCCGGTGCTGGTGGGAGCGATCGCCAAGACGGCGATCGCTGGGGCCGCGCTGATCACGATCTTGGGTGGCCTGCTGGTCGCCAGCGGCGTTGCCGCCATGGCGTTCTCGCAGATTCACGGCGCCGTGGCGCTGCTGTCGGGCGGTGGCGGCTTTGGTGCGCTACTGCGTCAGGGGCTGGCATTCGGTGGCCGCGTGCTGCCGATGCTCGCCAATGGCGCGCGCCTGCTGCTGCCGCTGCTCGGCGGGGTCAGCCTGCCCGTGCTGGCAATCGGCGCGGCCGTCGCGGCGGTGGCGCTGCTGGTGTGGAAGTACTGGGGGCCGATCAAGGCCTTCGCCATCGGCGTCTGGCAAGGCATTGTCGATGTTGCCGCGCCGGTGCTGGCCGAATTGAAGACCGCGCTCGCGCCGCTGGCGCCGGTGTGGGACACCGTGGCCGCTGCGATGGGCCAGGCCTGGGCGTGGGTCAAGCAGCTGCTGACGCCGTTCGAGGCCACCACCGCCCAGTTGCACGGTGCAACGCAGGCCGGTCGCGGCTTCGGACATATCATTGGCGCGGTGCTGGTCACCCAGCTGCAGCTGGCCGTCAAGGCGATCGGCTGGCTGGTGCAGGCGTTTGTGTTCGTGCTGCCAGTGATCAAGCAGATCCTTGGCGGTGTGTGGCAAACCGTCCAGGGCACCTGGTCGCTGATCGTGGGCGTGTTCACCGGCAACGGCGATCGCATCCGCCAGGGGCTGCTGCAGCTGTGGGCCGGCATCAACCTGCAGTTGGCTAACTGGCCGGCCCGCATGCTGCAGGCCGGCGCGGACATGATCAGCGGCCTTGTCCAGGGCATCCGCTCCAAGCTCGGCGCCGCCGGCGATGCCATCGCCAGTGTCGGCAGCGGCGTAGTCGATCGCTTCAAGGGCCTGTTGGGCATCCACAGTCCTTCGCGGGTGTTCGCCCAGCTGGGCGATTTCACCATACAGGGCCTCACCGTGGGGCTGCAGCGCGGCCAGGGCGCGCCTGTGCAGGCCGTCATGGCGCTCGGCAACCGGATGCGTGCGGTGGGCGCCGGCCTGGCTCTGGCGACGGCCACAGCGCCAGTGGCGGCGATCGACAGCCGGGCGCCGCTGTCGGCGCCTACGCGCGCCGCCAGCGCGCCTGCAGACGGTAACAGCTACGTCATCCACGTCCATGCCGCACCCGGTATGGATACGACCGCACTGGCGCGCGAAGTCGCCCGCCAACTTGAAGAGCGCGAACGGCGCACGGCGGCCACCCGTCGCTCCAGCCTGCGCGACGACTGAGGATCCACCCCGATGATGATGTCCTACGGAACGTTTGTATTTGCCCTCGATAGCGCCGCATATCTGCAGTTGCAGCGGCAGATGAGTTGGCGCCATGCCACCAGCGAGCGCGTCGGCGCGCGCGCGGCCAGCCAGTTCCTGGGCCCAGGTGATGAGACCATCGAGTTATCCGGCCTGATCGCGCCGGACCTCACCGGCACACGTGGATCGCTGACCACGCTGCGTAGACTCGCAGCCGCCGGCGAGCCGCTGCCGCTAGTCGATGGCACAGGCTGGGTGTATGGGCCGTACGTGTTGCTGGCGGTCAACGAGACGGCCTCGCTGTTCTTCCCGGATGGCACGCCACGCCGGGTCGAGTTCCAACTGAGCCTACGCCGTACCGACGATGTGGCGCCCGAGGCGACTGCCGCATGAGCTACCCGATTCCGCAGTGGCGCGTGGTGCTCGATGGCATCGACCTCACCGAGCGCATCGCACCGCGCCTGCTCGACCTCACCCTTACCGAATGCCGCGGCGGCGAGGCCGACCAACTTGATCTACGGATCCACGATCACGACGGCAGGATGGCGCTGCCCAAACGCGGCGTACGCCTGGCCGTTGCGCTGGGTTGGAAAGCCACGGGCCTGATCGACAAAGGCACCTTCATCGTGGACGAAGTGGAATACAGCGGCGCACCGGACATCATCACCGTGCGTGCGCGTAGCGCAGACCTGACCGCTAGCGTGCGCACGCGGCGCGAGCGCAGTTGGCACAACACCACGCTCGGTGCAGTGCTCAATACCCTCGCCGGCGAGCATGGGCTGACGCCCCGCGTGGCCGAGGCGCTGGCACGCACCAAGCTCCCCCATCTCGACCAGGCCAACGAGAGCGACATGAATCTGCTGACACGCCTCGGGCAGCGCTTCGATGCGGTGGCAACGGTGAAAGGAGGATCGCTGGTCTTTGCGCCCATCGGCGCCGGCATCACGACAACCGGCAAATCACTGCCGACTGTCACCCTGACGCGCCGCGATGGCGACCAGCATCGGTACTCCGTTGCCGACCGCGATGCCTATACCGGTGTGCGCGCGTACTGGGTGGACAAGGGCAAGGCACGCCGGCAGTCGGTGCTGGTGGGCACAGACGACAACGCCAAGCGCCTACGCGAGTCGTATGCCGATGAGGCAACGGCACGCCAGCATGCGGACGCGGAGCTCGAGAGGGTGAAACGGGGCTTGGCCAAGTTCGACTACACGTTGGCTTTAGGCAGAGCGGATGTGTCACCAGAGCAAAGCCTAAAGCTCATCGGCTTCAAACCAGAAATCGATTTGCAGCATTGGCTGATCGCTAGGGCAACTCACACAATGGGCAATAGCGGCTTCACTACTTCACTTGCCCTTGAGACAAACATTCAGCCCTAGCACCCTCTTTGATACTGCGATGGACAAGAAATATCACCTCGTATACGCTCGGCACGGGGTGGATCCGAGGCCCGGCTGGCGCAAAATATTAGGCACTAGCCGGGGTCTATCAGGGAATTTCTCACGGAGTAAGAGAATGAAGTTTTCATTGGAATTGAGCGCAACAGCACTTGCCATTGCAACCAGCCTGTTCGTGGTCTCCCACGCAAGTGCGGTCGAGCAGAAGAGCGACGGGGCCGCCACAGCTAGTTTGTCTGCAATTGATCGAAGTGCGATTGAAGGGTCTGTGACACAGCAGCTGCGGTCGCAGGCAAGCAGGACCACTAAGTTGCCTGGTCAGCGTAAGTTCGACGTTTCAGCTCACATATCTGCAACAGAGAGCAAACTCACAATTGAGCTTGGCAAGGATGCTGTTCCTGAAACAGCTGGCGCTGACTCTGAAGAACAGTGCAGCAGCTTCGCAACGACAGCCCGCTATTTGCTTCGCGGCGAGGTCAGCGTCACCGAATACGAGTGCACATACGGTGGGAAGGACATTTTCTTCTATCACCCTGAACCCAAGGCCGTAAAAAAAAAAGTGGGCTAGTTCGCCCGGCTGAAGATCCGCTCCCCCTGCTTCTGTTATCTGCCGGACATGGCTTGTACATTAAACACGATGGAGCCAAAGCCACGTGGAGCTATCAGCGCGACCCTAAGAATGGAATGCTTGAAGACACAACAACTCCGGCATATGCCACAGCAGTAAACAACGCTCTTACTGCAAATGGCTCCCAAATAAATACTGCATTGGTCCGCTCAGAGTCCACTGCGATACACACACCGTCGGGAAAGCCATGGTGGGAGGTTTCTGCAAAGTACTACTTGATGGATTTATTGCCGGATCAGCAGAAAATATGGGCGTCAATTCCTAATGACAAGACAAGTGTAGAGCGCGAAAAGAATGAGGATATTCGTTCACGCCCCTTATACGGAAACTACCTAGGAGCAAGCTACGGCCTTCATATCCATACCAATGCAGCCGAAAGCAACGCCATCAGAGGGACTACAGGATTTTATCAAAAAGATCACCCCCTCACCGAAAAGAGCAAAGATTTAACTTCAAAAATTCTTTGCTCCATGAAAGAAATAATAAACGCTGACGCAGCCTACGCGCAGTGGAGCGTCGATACTGCTCCACGCGCAGAGAATAAAGGAGAGAATCGAGTAGCCGAGTTCCCTTCTACCATTATCGAGGTCGGATTCCACACCAACGCGCTTGATGCCGCCGCATTACAGAACGAGAAATTTCGGCTACTAGCCAGCAAGGGCATGGCTAAGGGGCTTAAGTTGTACAAGGAAGGGACGGCATGTACCCCTTTTAAGATTGACTCCATTCCTGCCTCATCTGGCCCTCAAGGATCCCAGGTTCCTTACAAGGTTAATTACTCTGGAAATCCGACCTTTCCTGTGACTATGTATTTCGAACCTGTAAAGTGTGCTCCAGGCTGGACTTGTCAGACAGGCACCCGAGCAACTACCTCTACGTCATCGCCGCTCACCTTCAATTTCAGCTGCGGCAGCGGTAGCGCTACAGCAACGATGATTTTCAAGCGCTGGCTGGTGGATGCAGATGGCGTCAAGACCGAGCCGGTCGAGGTATCACACACATGCGTCAAGTCGGCTTCCAAATCAACGCTACCGGTCGTGAATAGCGCAGCCGAAGCGACACAGCTCTGATGGGTGGGGTTCTTACCTGTAAGTAGGATTTTTCCTATGGCAGCCTTTTCGCTTTAGGAAGAAAGTACACAAGGGATGTCTGGTCATCTCGCGCTGTCAGGACGACGGCAACTCGATCGCATGGAGCTACGCGCTGGCACCCACAAAGAAGCCGCCGGTCAAAAGCCGGCGGCTTTTTCTTTGCGATCTAGCAAGCTCTACAGTTCAGGCTGGTATAGCCGATAACGGCAAATTTCTCACGAGCAACTGTCCAATAGCGATGCTGATCATTTGCTCTTTTTTTTGCGTCCACCAACAACAATCCGCATGTTGCTTTGATCCACGATCGCTGTCGTCGAAACCGCTTGGCCCACATCGCTGTTGTCGAACGTCAGGACCGAGCCGGCTCCTGCATTGGAAGACGAGGCATCGCCTACCAAGCCCAATGCCGCAAGCACAGTCTTGCGTGTCGCCGGTGCTGCATCTTTGAACGTAGACAGCAGGAGCCTATCAGCGGGGTCCAACTGCGCTCGGTGTCCAGACAGCACGTACATGACATCGACGCCACGACTCAGCGCGGCTAGTAGATACGCTCCACCGGGCAGGTTGATGTCTTTCTCGAAGTTCAGTTGCGCGTAGCGCGTGAGGCCGAGTTGTACGGCCATCTCGTCCTGCGTTAGGCCAAGCCGCTTGCGCTCTTCCTTCAGGCGTTTCCCTACGGTCATACAGGCATTTCCTTACTTGACAATGTTGAGTTAAGTCCACAAAATTCCCAAAAGTAGACGGAACCGCCACATGCCCCCGAAGAGTCAGATGCAGCAGTTCACGCCCCGCAGCCCGGAACAGGCGCGGCAGTGGCTTGAAGCAAATGGCATCACGGTCTCGGCATTCGCTCGGCAGAACGGCGTGGATCGGTCGGTCGTACATGACCTGCTCCGTGGCCGCTCTCAAGGCAAATACGGCGAGTCGCATAAAGCGGCAATCGCATTGGGTCTCAAGGCACCACCCAATAGTGCCACACAAATCCCAACCGCCAAGAGCTCAAGGGGGTGAGCATGTTCGGTCGAAAAAAAATCGTTTTCCGCTGCGAGGCTTGCAGCGCAAGACTCATCAAACGCACCAGCTTCCTCGCTCACAAGTTCCTGCGACACGACTCCTATGTGTGCGAAAACCCAATGTGCGGTGCGACCTATACAGGCCATTCGGAGTTGACCGGTATTGCCAGCCCAAGCGGCGTGCCCACCTCACACAGCGAGCTCCCGCCGACACCCGCCTATGAGCGCGCCCAGGCGCTGCAGGCATACCGCGAGTCGCTCGGCGACCGACAGCTAGATCTCATCCCCGTCGGCGGCGAGCCGTTCTTCCCTCACCTCTGAGGCACCTCTAATGCGAAAGACCCTTGATTGGGCGGCATTGCCGCCCACGGCGAAGCTTTGCCTGGAAGTCGCGCTCAACCATGGCGGCCTAATGAAGACCGAACACGGTTACATCGGCCGCAATGCCGCGCCGGAGACCACGCAGCGCTTCGGTGCGGTTGTGGTGGCAACACTCATGCGCGAGGGCCTTGCAACGTCTGACAGCGTAAATGAGCGCCTCGTGGTGCTGACCGAATCGGCCATCGCCCTGTCCACTCTCCAACACCCAAATACTGAGGTCGGCTCGTGACGCACGCCAGCAGCTGGTTCACTGCGCAAGAGCCGCGATTCGTAGATGCGGCAAGCAATGCGCCGCAGCGCATAGCGCCACACGCAAAGCACGAAGAGGCACGCCTGCTCGCTGCCGCCGTTGACGCGCACCGTCGTGCCGGCGGCGCTTATGTCGTGATCGACAACGCCACAACACCGTCCGCGCCTTGGCGCGTGCTCGGCGTTTAAGGAAGCTCGATGCAAGAGGATCTGCGACAACAGGTGCTGTCCCGGCTCGAACGGGATTACGGACTCAAGCACCGTAGTGGTACCGAGTACATGCGCGGCGGCAAGTGCCCGTCCTGCAGCAAGAAAGAGCTTTACACCAACCATCTCAAGCCCTGGGTGGTGAAGTGCGGCCGCCAATCCAAGTGCGGGCGCGAGCTGCACGTCAAGGATCTGTACGACGACCTGTTCGACGACTGGTCCAAGCGCTTCCAGCCAACGGCTGCGGCTCCCAACGCAGCGGCCGATGCATACCTGCAGTTCTCGCGTGGCTTTGACCTGGCGCCGCTGAAAGGCCTCTACACCCAGGACAGCCACTACGATCGCAAGATCAGCGCCGGCACCGCGACCGTGCGCTTCGCGCTGGTCAAGGGTGGCTGGTGGGAGCGCCTAATCGATCGCCCGCATCGCTTCGGCAAGCAGAAGGCGCGCTTTGCGCCAGGTCAGAGCTATGCAGGGGCGTGGTGGGCGGCGCCTGCCGCGCTGACAGCCATGCAGACGGCACGCGAGGTGTGGATCGTCGAAGGCATCTTTGATGCGATCGCGCTCATGCAGCACGGCATGTGCGCGGTATCGGCTATGTCCTCCAACGCATTTCCGGAAGAATCGCTACGCGAGCTGGCGAAGGCACGCTTGGCCGATCTGCCGACGCTCGTATGGGCACTGGACAACGAGCCAGGTGCCCGTGCCTACACGCACAAGCACATCAAGCGCGCAGCGGCGCTGGGCTTCGACTCACGTGCGGCGCAGATCGTCCAGCGCGATGGCAAGAAGACCGACTGGAACGACCTACATCTGCGCGCGATCGCGTCTGATGATCCCAAGCAGTGGGACAACGACGTCAAGGAAGCTCGCTACCAGGGCGACCTGCTCGTGGCCCGCTCGGCGGTGGACAAAGGCCTGCTGATGTTCGAGCACGACGGCCGCAACGACTTCTGGCTGGAGTATCGCTCCCGTCTGTATTGGTTCGATTTCGACACCCAGCGCTTCGACAAGCTTCGCAAGGAGAAGCTGGGCGACATCGATGCCGACGACGGCGACGAGGTTGCGGCCGAGGATCTGAAGAAGATCAAGCGCGCTGCCTGTTCCGTACAGAAAATCGCCAACTGTTACCCCGAAGCGCTGTACTTCCAACGCCAGGAAGTCACGGACGAAAGCTGGTACTACTTCCGCGTCGATTTCCCGCACGATGGCCCCAGCGTAAAGGGCACCTTTACCGGTGGCCATGTCTCCAGCGCGTCCGAATTCAAAAAGCGCCTGATCTCCCTGGCCGCGGGCGCCATGTTCACCGGTACCGGCCACCAGCTAGACCGCCTGATCGAGGAGCAGACCGAGGCGATCAAGACGGTCGATGCCATCGACTTCGTGGGCTACAGCAAGGAACACCGCGCCTACCTGCTCGGCGACATGGCTGTGCGCGACGGCGAGTTGGTGACGGCGAACGAGGAGGACTACTTCGAGTTCGACAAGCTGCGCTTGAAGACCACGCAGAAGTCCATCCGCTTGGAGATTCAGCGCGACGCCGAGGCGTTCCGCGTGGATTGGCTGCCGTGGCTGTGGCAGTGCTTCGGCACGCACGGCATGGTTGCCATGACGTTCTGGTTTGGCTCGTTGTTCGCCGAGCAGATCCGCGCCGGGCACAAGAGCTTCCCGTTCCTTGAAGCCACCGGTGAGGCCGGCGCCGGCAAGACCACGCTACTGACGTTCCTGTGGAAGCTGCTGGGCCGCTCGGACTACGAGGGCTTCGACCCGGCCAAGTCGTCCAAGGCAGGCCGTGCACGCGCCATGGGCCAAGTGTCCGGCATGCCCGTCGTCCTGCTGGAAGCCGATCGCAGCGAGCCAGACAAAGCGCACTCCAAGACGTTCGAGTGGGATGAGCTGAAAGACTTCTTCGGCGGCGGCACGCTGGCAACGCGCGGCGTGCGCAATGGCGGCAACGAGACATACGAGCCTCCGTTTCGCGGCACGATCGTGATCACCCAGAACGCCGCAGTGGACGCCAGCGAGGCGATCCTCACACGCATCGTGAAGCTGCACTTCAAACGCCCGCAGGTCACCACCGAAAGCCGCATCGCGGCCGATAACCTCAATGCGCTGCAGGTCGAAGAGGTCAGCCATTTCCTTGTGCGCGCCATCCGCCAGGAGCGCGCCATCCTCGATCTGTTCGCCGAGCGTGTGAAGGTCTTCGAGGCCAAGCTGCGCGCGCAGCAGGATCTGCGCCTTGAGCGCGTCATCAAGAACCATGCGCAGATGCTCGCGCTGTTCGACTGTCTGCGCCTGGTTGTCGCTCTACCTGACGACATGGTCGAGCAGACGCGGCTCGCGTTGTTGGACATGGCCCTGGAACGACAGAAGGCGATCAGCGCGGACCACGCGATGGTCAACGAGTTCTGGGAAGCCTACGAATACCTCGAAGCCACCGGCCACGGCAAAGCCGTCGTCAACCACAGCCGCGACGCGCAGCGCATTGCGATCAACCTTAATCACTTCGCTGCGCGTGCTTCGCAGTTCAGCCAGTCCGTGCCCGATCTCAAGGTCCTGCGTGCACTGCTCGGGGACTCGCGCCGGCACAAGTTCATCGGCGCCAACGTGGCGGTCAACAGTGCAGTCCTCAAGGACGATCTGACCGGCGTCGGCACCACCGTGAAGTGCTGGGTGTTTGCCAAATGAGCGCGCTTGCACATGTGGGAAATTTTGAGAAATTTTCATTGACAGCGCCCCAAGGACGGAGCAACTATTACAGCGTCGCCGCAAAATCGGCGACCGGGATTGGCGTCCCGAATTTACACGGCGCAACAGCGCCCATCGATCGATGTCCGGCGCTTTTTTCTCGCCCGGCGTTCGCTCGGGCGCGTGCCTGCCAGTTCTATGGCGGGCGGTGCGTGGGGGCCGCAAGGCCCGCCGGTTCCGTGTATCCGGTACGCCAACCCGCATCGTCCGCCACCCCGATTGGCGTCGGGGCGGCGGATTTCTGTCAAAGCACGGAGTTCCGCATGTCCTACGACGCTCAAGAAGCGCCGGCTAATGCCGCGCGTCAGATTGCCCATTACTTCGGCCTGATCGCCGACACCCTCGACTGGAACCACACCGCTTGGCTCGCCCTGCAGGTGAAGCTGCAGGCCATGGGCAAAGCGCCCGAGGCGCTGACACTGGCCGACGTCGAGTCCGCCATTTCCAGCATCAATGCCGACTTGGCCGAGGTGCGCCAGTGAGCCGCCGCGACCTGCACAAGGCGCTGCGCGTCGCTCCCGGTGTCTACCTGCTCCTGCAGATCCGAGCGACCGACGTGCTGGCTGAACTGTACGCCGACAGCCTGCATGACCGCCCGCCGGTCATGTTCGCCTGCAGCGCGATCGAAGAGGCTTGCGAGTTGTTCCCCGTCGATGACGGTACCGGCCTGGTCATCGGCTCATTGCACGTAGTGATGCCTGAAGCCGAAGCCGCCGCACTGCTGGAATGGGTGATCGGGCGCATGCCTGCCGCACTGGAGGTGGCTTGATGGACACCGCCCACACGAACACGCAGCTGCCAGAGGACGCTGATTTCTCGATCAGCGAAGAAGAGCAATACCGCCTCTGGCGCGCGTACCACGCGGCCGCATTGCTCGCCGCGCTGACCAACGACGTCGCGATCGAGGCAGGCATCAATCACGACGGACCGGCGGCAGTGGCCGAGTACATCCGCCACGAACTGCTCGATGTCCTCAATGGCGCACAGCGTCTACACGAGCCTGATCCGCACAACCCGCCATCTGGCGCCGACCTGATCTAACCCCGCAACAGCAGGCCGGCGGGCGGTGCTGTAACACCGCCCCAAGGCCCTCCACCAACGCAACTCAGGAGAGTCGATATGCAACAGCACACTGGAACACGTCCAGCCGCGGCAGCACGTCCGCTGGCTTCGAGCACCGGACCTGGCGCGGAGGCTAGCACGCCGGCCGTTGTCGCCTACGATCGCGGTGTGGGCGACTGCTCGGCGACTATCACCATGCACGTCACGCATGCTGCGGTCGTGGTCACTGCCACGCTGAACATGGGACCGCTTCGCGAGGCTCGCCAGTCGTGGGAGCGGCGTCGCGGCACCGGCACGGGCTGGAAACTGATTGACGGCCCCCGCCTGTGGACCACGGCGGAAGACCGCATCAGTACGGAACTGGCCGAATTCATGGACGGCCTGGATTTTCCCTTCGACCTGGCCAACATGCTGCCCCGCCGGCCGACTGCGGCTGCGGCGGCTGCGATGGCGCAGGCCGAACGGGAGGTGGCCCATGGTTGAGTTGCTGGCCTTTGCAATGATCCTGGTGCCGGCGGCCGGCGGCGCCCTGGTCTACAAGCTGTGGACGTCGCGCCGTCCGCGCCTCACCCAGACCGGCCTGGCCGTTGGTCAGGTGCCACAGCGCCTACGTCGCCGCACCCGCATGGCTGTGCGGCGGGAAGTTGCTCATGGCTGAGTCCGTCGTTCTTTTCGGACCGCAGGCCAGCGGAAAGTCACTTAACGCCGAGGCTCTGTGTCAGAAGCTCGGCCTGCAGGAGGTCATCGAGCTGGACGAAGTGCTGTTCACGTTCCGCGCTGATCGCGTGGAGTCTTCCGGGCAACTGATCCTGACCTGCGACGAGCAGCAGGCCCGCACCTGGTCGGTGCGTTGGGGCTTGCGCCTCATGCGTATCGAGGAAGCACGCGCCCAACTCGGCGCCGCATGGAGGACGCAACCATGAACCTGCAGCGCACGATCGAGGTTGCGCGCGCCGCCGCGCGTATGGGAGAGCCAGGCCCCTTGTCCACTGGGGAAGCGCTCACCGCTGCTCTGGTACTGAATCGTGCCGATTGGCTGACTGAGATGGACTACACCATTGCCCAGGCGTTGGACCGAATCGACTCCGACACCGTGCAGCATCTGCGGGACGCCGAGCGCGTGCTACGCCGGGAGGTACCGTGACGCAACGTCAGGTCGACCACGACAGTCCTCTGCCGCCCTGCACGAACGGCCACCTAGCTCGCCACATGCTCGATGCCCGCCGCCCTGAGGCGGGCGGCGGGCACTTCATCGAATGCGTGTGTGGGCGCACGCAGAAGCATCCCAGCTACGAGCTCGCCATGATCGAATGGCGGCGTGCTCATCGCATCCGCACGCCTCGTCAGCCACAGCCCTGTGCCCAGAACGTCGTGCAACTCGGCCTGCGCTTCACCGGTGCGCGCCAGCGATGATCGATGGCGCAAATATGGAAGGGTTTCGCAGGGCTTGCGAGGCGCGCCACTGGCTACGGCAGGGCTACACGGATGCAGCCAAGGTGCGAGAGCTACGGCTCCGCATCGCCGCTCAGCGTGGCTACGCCGCAGCTGACATGCTCGTGGAGGAAATGCGCGAGCAATGGCGGCACAGGCGGGAGTGGATCGGGGGACAAGATGCATGAGCGGAGGTGTACTGACATTCGAGGATCTGCGGCGCCTATGCGCGCCAATTGGCCCCTCCCCTCGTGCAGCGACCGTGGTGCGTTGGGCCAACGATCAGGGCATCCGTTACAAGTACGACGGTCGAGGTGGAATCTGGACAACGCTAGATGCCCTCAATGCCGCCCTTGGGCTGCAGCAAGACAACGAGATCGAGATGGATACAGAACAGGAGTTGATGTAATGGCAAGAGGCCGTAAGCGAAAATTCAATCCACTCATACCAGCCCACATTGACCAGGTCGCGCTTCCGCGCGGCCTGTATTGGGAAGATGGCCGGTGGTACATCGTCGAGCCGCATCCAGAAGGCGGGGCCACAAGAAAGCAAACCGTGGCCTATGCCGGTGCTCGTCTATCGGAGTTGCATGGAATAGTTGAAGAGCGTGCAGGCAAGGGCACGCGTGGCACGTTGCGTTATCTTTTTGATCGCTTCCATGAGTCACTGGAGTTCAAAGAACTGGCGACCGACACGCAAGATGACTATCGACGTTACGCCGACTCAATTGCGGACTATCTTCGCAAAGACGGGTCCAAACTGGGTGCGGTGCAGGTTGATCGCATCACCACGCCCGTAGTCCAGCGACTCGTAGAAGTCTTCGCGATGGGGCGGACTGCCAACCGTTACCAGCCCGCACTCCCGGCGACGCCTAGCAAAGCAAACCACCTTCATCGTTACTTACGGCGCACGCTTGCATGGGGCATGCGTGTCGGCTTATGCAGGTCGAATCCAGCCATTGGCGTAAGGCAAGCACGCGAAGCAAAGAAGCACCGGATGCCAACGCCGACTGCGTTCGAAAAGGTTCTGGCTTTTGCCCGTGAACGCGGCTCCCGGCCACCACACACCAAGGGCAGTTGCCCGAGCTATCTCGCACCCGTCATGGTGCTGGCATATTGCGCGCGACTACGCGGAGTCGAGGTGTGCACACTCAACGACACTCATAAGCAACCAATGGGCATACATGCTCAACGGCGCAAAGGATCACGCGACACACTCACCGAGTGGGATCCAGAAATGATCGAAGCGTGGGATCACCTGGTCGCGCGACGCACCGCCATCTGGACTAAGAACGGTCGAAACTTTCCAGTTCCTATCAAGCCTGAGGATCGACGACTACTCGTTGAACAAAGCGGTAGCCCAATGGCTAAATCATCGTTAGATAGCGCCTGGCAAAGATTCATAAGACTCGCAATGGCAGAGGGAATCATCGCGGAACAGGAGCGTTTTTCTTTGCATGGTCTCAAGCATCGCGGCATCACCGACACAGTGGGCAACCGTGGGGACAAGCAAGACGCTGCAGGTCATGTAACACCGGCAATGACAGGCCGCTATGACCACGCGCTACCGGTGGTAAAGCCGCCAAAGCGCAGCTAA